GGAAACTCAAATCATCGCCAGGCGAGCGACGGCGTGAGCTTGCCGCGGAGTCCCGCTCCTCCCCTACGGGGGAGGAGCAACGTGGAACTGCCCCCAGGGGTTTACCCCTGGGCGCGCCGGTACCCTTGGTTGAAGGTACGGCATTTCCGCGGAGCCGACGACGACCAGTTCCGCCGAACGTGGGTGGAAGCATTACTAGATGCCTTCGCCCTTGCGTTCGGGGAATCCTGGCCGTACGTCAGCGGCACTGAGAACCCAGATGCTCACGTCCGGTCGGCAAGGACCGGGGTGAGCACCTTGATTGACTGGGTCTGTAGTTTACCTTGCGGTACTACGGGCCTTAAGTCTCTCAAGGAACTCAGTGCATGGTGGAGGAGGGTGTCGGTTCATGACCGCCTAGTCGGTGTAGAACGTCCACCCTTCCTCCCAACTCTCCCTTCAGTGTTTCGTGGCTGCCTGTCCTTGGACGGGTACACCTCGAACGAACGGGCCCGCAAGCTGTTCCAGCTCTCGCGTTTCGCGAGGGCTGGGCCCGGGCCCCTCCCCTGTCAGGTTAGTGAGGCAAAGTTGCAACACAAGCTTGACTTGACGAGGAGATTCCGAGTGGCTCGCGCCACCCGGAGGTCTCTTCGTAACTTCGCGCGGATTTGGGCCCGCAAGAAGTTGGAGGGGCTCGCTGTGAGCTTCCCCCAGAGCACGTCGGCGACGTATGAGTCGTCGCGTGCGAAGGGGGGGCTTACGGAGCAGGTTCGTTCAGCTGTTCAGCAGCTGAAGGGAGAGCGCTTGACGTACGCGCTTGCACAGCGTCTGGTGCGTGTATGCTCTGACCTCGAGTACCAAGCGTTACCCGAGGGCACCATACACGCACTAGGCGTCCATGATGAACATGAGGAACCCGAGTTGGTAGGGGACTTGCTCTTTCCCTACCTGGAGGACTACCTGTTCTTGGGGGTTGGCCCCCAGGAATGGGAAGTCCTAAGGGAGCACCTATACGGGTACGCAGCGATGTGTATCCGTATGGACTCCCGTCTCGGGTGCGGAGAGCTGCCTGCCGCTCGGCAGGCAGCTGTTGAGGAGCGAGGGATGAAGGTGCGTATCGTGACACCGGTTTCCGCCGATGTTACGTACGTTTCATCCGTTATTAACTCGCTCCTCCTCCGTATGATGGTCAGAGACCCCCGGCTGAACCCAAAAAGCAGTACGCCACTGCTGGATGGGCTAGGCCGTTTCTCTACGGTGCCGGGGCTAATTGCCCGGTCCGTAGACTTGACAAGGGCCTCTGACCTCATTCCTCATGAAGTAGCCCTTTCGCTAGTGGAAGGCCTCTGTGATGGGGCGGGTTGGTCCCCGTTCTTGAAGCAAGCCTTCCGGCTAGCCGCCGGACCCCATATTCTCCGGTTCGACGACGGCAGTACTGCCGTAACGTCGGGTGGGATACTTATGGGGTCCGGCGTAACTTGGCCCTTGC